AGTCCTCGTCTTTGGGTCTAAACCCATCAACTCTCCAAATCCACCCAATGGTTGATATTCTTCTTCTACAGCATGAATACCAGGCAACTCAGCAGCTGTCTGCTTATATCCCTCTATCGCGCTTAATTTTCTACGCTCATCGATGATATCCAGTATATTTCCTATTGAGCTTCCTATTGAATGAATCAAAGATATCCGCCTGCCGTACATACGTTGACTATAATCTTTTTCGTACTCAACATCAGATGCTGATGAGCGCTGTTTTGTATAACTACCGGACGCTTTACCAGCTGCTTTATATTCACTTACTTCAGGCATATTATCTCATTAATTTACGACAATTATCATTAAGTATCAAATACAACTTCGACATAACCAATCATGTTATCAATAGTTGTTGTAGTCCCTGATGCTACATTCATTTTAACCTGCATTTCATCCCCAGCAACAAACTTGTCTATATTTCTAGCTTGTGAACCATATGTAGAGAACTCAGTTGCTGATGTTACGCTAACTGTATCTGTTTGAAATACAGTAGTATTATTAATAAGAACATCAACGTTCCAAGTAGAGTTGCTACTATGAGATGTGCATTCAAACCTACATGAAGCTCCAACTATACTACCAGCTCTATGCATAGTATATCCTAAATCAGCGCTCATAACTACACCATTAGTAGTTTTCATATATCCATCAGTGGTTATTGCATCTTTTGAGCCAAATAGAAATACTAATCTAGAACCCTTCAATTCACCTTGCACTAATAAATCTCTGTTTATCTGCAAGCTCCTTTCAACATAATCATTTCTGTCTCTAATTGGACCAGACTGAAACTTTAAATTATGGTTAACTCCATTATGTTTTACTACCCAATACAGACCACCATCTGGTTTATATATTAATGTAGGCTCGCCATTAGGAGTTAAATTAATAGCATCTGGGGAACTATTAACACTCAATCTTCTTTGGCTCGTATGTTGAACCGTCCTAGAATTAACTGTATTCTGACCTCTTGATATATTATTTTCTGGCATAATATTATTTCAATGGTTTCTGTCGATATATAATAGATATATCATTTAATTTAAAACTGCTAGGAACATCACCGCTGCCATCCATTCTCATTCTGACATAAGCCGAATAAATATTATTAATAGAAGACTCAGGTTTTAGTATAGCTGTCTTCCAAGCCCCTGATGTTGTATCCAATGATTGACTCCCATATAAAGTGCTTGTAGATGCATTAAAATCATAAACTGATACACCACTAGCTGTTTGAGCTGCTAAATTTACATTAATATTAGTATCAGCTCCAGATTGATATGTAACATGGACAGCGTACACCTTTTTTCTAGAAGATACATTACCAAAATCTATCTCTTTTGTTTTTATATCAAACCCGTCTCCAGCCTGAGCAGATGTTGACCATTTTAAAAATGTGTGAGTTTGAGCAGCTGTTGTATTTGGAGCAGTAGCAAATATTAAATCTTCATTATGGTCAATAACAAAATTAGTCTTTACTACATCAAAATATCTATGACTAGTATCATTAGTTCCCCTCACCCAGCTTCTTGTATCAAAATCATATATCCATACGTAAGTCCCAGCTGTTGAATTATCCTCACAAACAATTAGATGTCTTCCCTTTGGCTCATAACCAACCATTGGAGTTTCACTCGAGCTAATTTGAGTAGTCCAATTTATAAGCTTCTGACCCTTCAATTCTGTTAAATTAGTTATATTCCTTCCATCATATAAAAATACACCTAATCTATTAGCCCAAGCGACTCCAAAATCAGTCTTAAATACTTGAGCTGGATGCTGTACGCCTCTATGTTTATACACTCCTTCCACAAACTCAATATCTTGCGATATATTAATTATATATAATGTTTCTTCTTTAAAACATAATAATCTATCATTAAAGTTTTCCAACTTAATAATATGTTCACCATCATTAATTGCTACATCTATTCTATTTGACAAAGGAAATATATCATATTTATTGAATGGGCTTTTAATAATAGTATCACCCATCCTAACAGTCCTATCTTCTCCTCCCCTCATCTTTACCATACAATTACCAATATAAGTTCTACCATTAGCTACGGTAGCTGTTTTAAATCTAGAATAAACTGATTTTTCATCGAAACTTATCCCTGTTTCAGATTCGAAATTTCCAACTAAATTAGGTTCGAACATGAATTTTCTACCAACATGACAATAATATCTATCATCAGTATCAAATAATATGTCCTCTTGATGACCCGTTCTTATTACAGTAGCTACCCCATTTAAAAAATCATATTCTATTTGTGGTTTCCATACTTTATCTTCAAGATTATGTATGTCCTTCATATACAGTTTTACACCAGTTATTCTAGGATTCCATTCACTTCTTGCTACAAAATATATAGGAGCATTATCAGAATGTGAAGCTGCTATACTATTTTTATCAGCTCTTACAACTGTCAAAGTATTACTAGATATACTAGAAACCTTCATAACTTCTGAATCAATAGCTATTCTATCATTAGCTTGAAATACACTACCATCGTCTACATCAATATCGGTTTCCGAAATATCGATAGCTTCGGCAGCTAAAACAGCCACTCCAGCAGCTGTGGTAACTTCTTGTTTAAAATAAGGACCACTATAGTCAAATGATAATGTCACCCTAGGGCACATACCCTCGACAGCATCAACCCCAGAACCCACTGCTCCTAATTCAGTACCTGATACACCATCTATATAAGTACTACCATCATGTGCATTCCTAAGTAAACTAAGCATACCTTCTTGCCTAGTAGCACCTTCCCCATATATAAAAGTCGCCCCAAGAGACCATTTTGTATCCCAATAAGAGCCTTTTTTACCAGTAGATGGGACAGCAAACGCAAAATCAAACTGAAGAGAGCCTCTGGCGACAGCTATAGTTGGTGAATTATAACTTTCTTTAAAAAACTCTAAAGCAACTATCTTAACTGACTCAATAGCATCACCCAACTCTGATGAAACTACTACAACTGTATGATTAGATTGACCACCGCTTGTTGGTGGACCCCCATTACCTGGAAACTCTATAGAAACAGTCGATTCATGAGACATAGTGCCTGATGCGATATCCAGAACTTCCCCAATGGCGGAAGATGTTGCGCTGCCTATTGAAGTTGTAGCACTAGAATCACCATATTTTAGATTTACAAGATATTCAAAATCACGGTCATCATCATTACTCGCTGGATTATAATCTTGCTTAACATTAGCTTCTAATGTTACTATTAACCTCCCTATTTTATGAGCGCTTCCACCACCAGCATCAGTATGTAAATCAGAAGATGATATAGTGGCAGACTGACCATCGGATGCGATTGTATAATCACTCTGGTTAGTAGTAATAGATGTAAGTCGACTGCCTGGCTCCTGATTCTCATTAAATTTGCCAATTGGGCTTTTGAATTCTTGGTCGCTTTGATAAAATCCTTCTATTTGAAATGGTTTATAACTCTTTTTAAATAATGTTCTATTAATATATCCATACCACTTATTTCTACTACCACTTGAAAATGTACCATCAGATACTCTCAATGCTCCATCAGCCGCATAATACACAGCTTCAGGGTCGGTACCTCCGAGAGTAATAGAATCAGTAAACCAATTATCATCTGCATTACTAAAAATATCAATCACCCCAGATTTATAATCAGATAATGCATACAATGAATCATCCTGAGATGGATTGACAGAGCTTACTTTGCCGACGCTATTTGCAACATACTGTACTTTATTAGATCCAGTTAACGTCTTTAAATAAAATGTATTAGTAGCTGCCGTATGTATTTTATATACACCATTATATTTATTAGTTTCAGTAACGTAAACAATATCATTAACGCTGAATCCATGACCCGGAGAAGTAAACAACGCAGGTTCACCTCCATTTATCCCAGGCATAGTAACACTTATAATAGTTTTTACACTAGATGCAACTATTTTCCTATAATCAGTTTTCCAGTGGAATAATCCATGACCTGGAGTAGTAGAAGCTGTAGCATTATCTATATTACCCTGAGACTCAGTACCAAAAAGCGTAGTAATCTGACCAATCTTATCAACAGCACAATCGGTAGCCTCAAATAATTGGCTATCTAAAATATCACGTTCAGCTGATACTAAATTAATACCACCATGAAACGTATCAAGTGTTACACTCTGCTTAGGCAATCTTAAATACCTCTATTTATCGATATTTTGTAGTTTAAAGACGATTATTTATATAATTCGACTACTTACTACTAAAAGTATAAGCAGCAACGTTATCTATGTGTGCTACATAATAACAATTACTAGTTAGTTCTATTGCTACATTATACAATGTACTAATATTTTTCATACTCATTTTAATAAATATACGTTTATATAATTATTTTTTAAATACGCCTTGAAGAAGGTCGGTAACAACATCAACAACCTTCTCAAAGAAAACTTGTTCTTTTTCTTCACTAACAAAAGGAATGTCGATCTTCTCGTTTATTTTAGTCGCAATCTCTTTTGCCATTTCTTCTGAACCTAGATATTCAGATACTTGGTCTCTCATTTTATCAGCTTGTGACTCAGCTAATTCAACCAACATTGATTTAATATCCATATTATAACTCCTTTATCATTTGCTTTATTTCGGATATATCATTAGTTATATTCTCAAGTTGTAACTCAAGAACATCTTTATTTACTTTTTTTAATCGTAAATCTTTTACTTCCTCATCTAAATAATCTAGCTTCACTTGGTTACTACCCCAAAGGACAGCTAATGCCATAACGGTAACTAGTATAGTCCATATATTACCTGTTGATATGCCACCATTAATCTTCATTTTGAATTAATTTTTCCTTTTAAATATGACAAGTCATCTGTCACATCATTTAATTCTTTGATAATATCTTCTCTATGCCTTTGAGATGTCTCATCTGAACGATTCCATCTATCAAGCATCTTCAATACGATTCCCTCTACATTGCTCATCTTAGTCTCTGACTTAGCCATAGACTGACGAACTTCATCTAAATCTTCCGATTGGGCTTTCTGGCTTTTAATTAAGTTCATTATTAACATCACAAATAAAGCTACTATAACTCCGATTGCTCCGTATTCTGCATAAGTTTCTATCATTGTTCATTTCTCAATCGTTCTACTTCTTTTTCTAAGTAAGATATCTTTTCATTCTGACTGACATCTAAAGGCAGAATTCCCCCAGATTGCCAATCCTCTCTCCATTGATAATTATCTTGCACATCCTTCTCTACAACGTCTAACCGATTTATTATCGAATTAATATCCCCAGATAGTTGAGCATATATCCAAACTATAGACGCTATTCCGACAACAGCTTGCATCAGCATTCCCAAACTTATATTTAATGAGCTTGAGTCTGATAACGGTTTTTTCATCTATAATACCATCCACCAAATTATTTATCTTTCTTACCCCAGCTTAAAGGATTCAAGTTTAATTCTTTTTGGTACCAGCTAATTTCTTCCTGCATTGATGCATACCTAGCTTGCTCTTCCTCAATATGTTTCGACATAAGTGATTCTATCTTGCTATTAGCTTCCTCCATTCTTGTCTCTAAGCCGCTAACCTTATTTTCAAACTTAGCATATGCAAAGATTCCACCACCAACAACTGTGATAATAAAGAAAAGAGTATCCCAACCAAAAGGTAAATTAATTCCCTCTTTTGCCATTATCCCACTATATGCTTTATACCGGATTCATCGGTATAGATTTTACTAAGTAACTGTTCTTTAGTATCGCTATCATTATAAGCGATACCTCTTTTATCATAAAAATCTTGTATTTCACTTTTAGTATTAGAAGAAGACGGATAGTCTGATTGACTAGTAGCAACCCCATTAATGATTTGATGCTTCCCAACAATTAGTCTCCCATGACCCTCTCCATGCTTTTTAGCACATTCATCTACATAAAATTCTTCAATCGTTTTAAAACTATTAGATTTCTTAGCAATCTCTCCATCAACGTCTACAAAGTATGTATAAGACGAAGGGTAAACCAAGGTCTCTTGGCTACTGTCAGGATAAGTCTTTATCCTCGTAACTCCAGGTGTCGTATTTCTATGAACACGAACTCGATGACCTTGGCTGCACCTTCTCATTATCATGCTGCGGCTTCCACCTCGATATTTTCATCGCCAGCACTTAAAGATGATTTAAGCATATTAATAAATGCTTCTTTACCAACTTGTAATTGGTCAGCCATAAACTGATTTGTATTCTGTTTATTCTGTAAATCATTAATGTGATTCACCATCATCTTTTGTTCGTCAG